TGCGGTCCTGCCCGGGGCTGCGCGAGTTCGTGGGCGTGGGCGGCTCCCGCCGTGTGCGCGGCATGATCGAAGTGCGCGGCCTGCTGTACGTGGTGGCCGGCCCGGTGCTGTACCGCATCAATGCGGACCTGACGGTGGACGAGTTCACCTACATCGACGGGTCTGGGCCAGTGGGCATCAGCACCAACGGCACCGAGATTCACCTGGCCGCCGGCGAGGCGGGCTTCATCTTCAACGTCCTGACCGAAGAGGTGATCCCGATCACCGATGAAGCGTACCCGACGGCGTACACGTCAGCGTTCGTTGCCGGCCGCTTCGTGGTGGAGGACGCCGAAAGTCAGGGCAAATTCTGCTGGTCCGAGCAGTACGACGGCACCAACTGGAACGGCTTGGACTTCGCCACGGCGGAGCTGCTGCCGGATCCGGTGATCGCCGTGTACGGCCGGGGCCAGACGGCGACGGTGTTCGGCAGCCAGACCACTGAGTTCTGGCGCCCGTCGGAGGCCGGCTTCTCGCCGATCCCCGGTTCGGGCCAGCGCATGGGCCTGCGGTCCCGCGCATCGGTGGCGGAGACGGACAACGTCATCTTCTACCACGCCTCGGACGGCTCATTCCGGGCGATGTCCGGCTACCAGCCCATGCGGATCAGCACGGCCAACGTAGAGGCCGCCACAAGCGAATGGCGGGACGCGGAGGGCTTCTGCTACACCCTGGACGGCCACGCCGTGTACGAGGTCAGCAGCCCAGCCTACGACCGGACGTTCTGCTATGACCTCACCGAATCCCAGCGCCTCGGTGAGCCAATCTGGTTCGAGAAGCGCAGCGGGATCGATGAAGCGGAGGGCCGGCACCGGGCGTCATTCAGCGCCGTGGCCTTCGGCAAGACGCTGGTGGGTGACGCTCAGGCCGGGATTGTCTGGGAGTTGACGCACGCTCAGGCGCCGGAGTTCGCGGAGTTCTACACGCCCCACGTCACCGACCCCCAGAACCACCAGCGCCGCCGGCTCGCCAAGCTGGAATTGCTGTGCCGCACCGGCCAGACGGCGCGCATCGAGGAAGCGGGCTGGGGCGAAGCCTGGGACTTGCTGTGGGGCGGCGGGGAAGAGACCCGCGAACCGCACTGCATGCTCCGTCTGAGCCGCGACAACGGCTTCCAGTGGGGCGAAGAGAAGTGGCGCCCGATGGGCACCGACGGCGCCTTTGCCATTCGCATGATCTGGCGCCGTCTCGGCCAGTTCCGGCAGGTGGCCGCGCACTTCCGCATCACCCAGCCCGTCCCTTTCACCGTGATAGGCCTGAACGCCGATGTCTCTTGAGAATCCAGACCAGCGGGCGCCCCTGGTGGAGAGCCAGCCGGACGCCTACATGGACCCCGTTTGGTTCGAGTTCACTGCTGCCCTCACCGCCCTGGTGAACCAGCAGCAGCGGACGATCAGCGAGCAACAGCAAACCTTGAGCGCGCAACAAACCGCTATTGAGGACCTGGAACAGCGCGTTCAGGCCCTCGAAACCCCGTGAGGTGAAGACATGTCTCTTTTTTCTGCCGCCGCAAACATCTATGGCGCAAACAAAAGCGCGGATGCGATGGCTGATGCTATTGAGAAGGCAACGGCTCTTCAAGAGCGCCAGATGCGCCTTGCGAAGCAGCAATTCACGCCGTACGCGCAGGCCGGCACCGAGGCCCTGGGCCAGTATCAGGGCAATATCGGCAATCAGCCGACCTACCAGAACACCCTGGCAAATCTGGTCAACGACCCGGGCTACCAGTTCCGCCTTCAGCAGGGCCAGCAGACGCTTGAGAACAGCGCGGCGGCCCGTGGCAATCTGCTGTCCGGCGCAACCCTGAAAGACCTGACTGGCTACGCGCAAGGCATGGCCTCGCAGGAGGGTCAGGCGGCGTATGCTCGCGACTTCAATGCTTTCAACAACACCCAAAACCAGCTTGCAAATCTGATGCAGCAGGGGTTTAACGCCTCAGGGCAGATTGTGGGGTCGGGACAGCAAGGCACCAACAATCTGGCAAATCTGGCGCTAATGGGCGGCCAGAGCCAGGGAAACATGTACATGGGTCGGGCGAATGCCCTTGCGGACCTAGGCAACAGCCTGGGCCAGGCCTTTGGCCAATTCATGGGAGGCTGAAATGGCGTCACTGTCTGATCTGGCCGGCTTCGGCACGGCCGCGCTGTTTGGCGCCGAGCCCTATGCTCGCGGCGTAGACCAGCGCCAAAACTGGGATGCGCAGAAGAGCAGAAATCGTCTCCTGGAGCTGAGCGCCGAGAATCGGCCCACCGAAATCAGCAACCAAAACCGGCTGACCGAGTTGGCGATTCAGAAAGGCGAGCAGGGCATCACGCTGGGCGAGCAAGAGATCGATACCGGCGCGCTTTCGGGGGAAATTGGAAATGCTCGAGCGTTTGTGGGGGCTCTGGGTCAGGATTTTGAGCAGCTGGATCCGGCTACTCAGCAGCGACAGTGGTCTGCGGCACGCCAGCAACTCATCGGTATTGACCCGAGCAATGAGGATATGCCGGAGCAATTCGATCCCGGCGCTTATCGAATGGTTCGTGGCCTTGCGAACCTGGGCAATCAGGGCAACACCAACGTCCAGTCTACCTTCCGCACCAACGACGGGAAGCTGGGCTATGTGACCCGCGACGGGCGCACCGTGGTGACCGATCAGCAGGTCGAGGGCAAGTTCCAGACCGAACGCTACGGCGATCAGCCGTATGTGTTTGACCCGCGCTCCGGCCAGTTTCTGCGCGTCGGCGGTGACGTGGGCCAAACCGCGCCCTCTGACGCCAACACAGCCCGCTATGCCGATGTCGGCGCCGCCGGCGCCACGGTTGAGGCTCAGGAGCGCGCCCGGGACCGGGTGAATAAAGACCGCCAGGAGCCGCTTGCTCGCTCCAAGGTGCGCCAGCAGTTCAGCCAGATCGATTCCGTGATGAACAACGTGGATCGTGCTATCGACAACGTGAACTGGGCAACCGCCGGCGCCGGCGGGGCGCTTGCCGGCTTCGTGCCGGGCACCCCGGCCCGCGACCTGCGCGCCACCATCGACACCATCAAGGCAAACCTAGGCTTTGACCGGCTCCAGCAGATGCGCGACCAGTCGCCCACCGGCGGCGCCCTGGGTCAGGTGTCCGAGATGGAGCTGCGCCTGCTCAACTCGGCCATCCAGAACCTGGATACGGACCAGTCTCCGGAGCAGCTGCTGCAGAACCTGCAGCAGATCCGTTACCACTACGATAACTTCCGGGGCGCCATTGAGCGGTCATTTGAAGAGCAGTACGGGGACCAGCCCGGCGGTCAGTCTGCACCAGCATCTGAGACCCCACCGCAAGGCGGCGGACAGCCTTTCCGGCTGCGCTACAACCCCGAAACCCGCCAACTGGAGCCCGTACGATGATCGTGGAGCACCCGACCCTCGGTGAGCTGGAGTTCCCGGACGGCACTCCGCCGGAGGCGATCAAGAGCGCCATCCGCAAGGCGGAGCAGGACATGCAGGGCGCCCCGCCGCCCGACAGCCAGCCCCAAGGCGCCGCCGGCGGCGCGCAGGACCAGCCGCCGCCGACCGCCGCTACCGAGCAGGACCAGGGATTGCTGGGGGCCGCCGCCGACACCCTCCGCAAATACATCCCCGGCATTGATATGGCCATGGATGTGGGTTCCGCCGATAGCGTCGGCGAAGGCTTCCGGCGGTTCCTCGAAAACTCGCCGCCCGCCACCGCCATCGAGGCCTTGGCGACCCTGGGCGGCGGCCTGGCCGGCCAAGTGGCTGGCGGTTACGGCGGCATCTACGGGGCGGCCACCGACGGTGCTGAGAAGGGCGCGGAGAACGTCGAGAGGATCACCGGCGCCATGTCCTACGAGCCGCGCATGAATGGCGCGCAAGCGGCGCTCCGCAATATGGAGCTGGCCGGCCGTGGATGGGAGGCTCTGCAAGGAATTATGGGCACCGGCGGCGCCGAGCTTGCCCGGGCGGCCGGCGCTGACCCGAATTCAAAAGCCGCGGCGATGGCCTATGCCGCCGGCAGCACCATGCCCGACGCCATCGCGTCCCTGGTGCCTGCTACCCGGGCGGTGCGCGGGTCACAGGCTGCCCGTGGCGCCGAGGCGCCGCCGGCGTCGGCCGGCATTGAGGATCTCGCCGCCGGTGTCGAGGCCGCCAGCAATGACCGTATTCTGGGCGGCGGCACGCGCCGGAGAGCAGCCCGGGCGGTGGCTGAAGAGGTGCGCCCGCAGCCTGAGCTGACCAGATCATTTCAGGAACTGGGCGTTGCGCCTGAATCAGTTCCGCCGGAGGTGCTTTCTGGCAACCAGGCGTTCCGGCAGTTGGCCGGCACCGCCCGATCTGTCCCGGCCTCCCCGCTGGCGATTCGGTACCGTCAGTTTCTCCAGGACCTATCGGCAAAGGCGGACGATCTGTCCCGCCAGGCCGACGCGGAAGATACGGCCGCCCTGAACATCAACGTGGCCGACGATCTGCAGGGAGACATCGCCCGTGCGCGCCAAGTGGAGCAGGATCTGTATGGCCGCGTGGATGAGGCGGTGGCGCCCGCTACGCCGGTGGATGTAACCCCTATTGCCGACAAGATTTTGACGCGGCTGGATGAAGTGGGTGGAGACCCCAGGGAGCTTTCGACCTTTGAGCGCCGCCTGATGCCGCGCTTCCTTGACCGGCGAACCGGCGAAACGGGGCAGATCGAGTACACTCCGAAGACCAAAACCTGGGCCGCCCTCACAGGCCTGCGCAAGGAGCTGAACGCCGCCCGGGGCGGCAAGGGCGGGTTTGGTGACGCCGCCAGCTATGAGCTGGACGATTACGCCCGCACCGTGTCAGAAACGCAGCGCCAGGCTGCCGACCAGATCGGCATCGGCGAGGATTATGCCGCCGCCATGGAGGCAACCGGGGTCAAGAAGGCGGCGCAGGAAACCGCACAGAAGTTGCTCGGCAAGAACCTGGATAAGTCATTCTCGGCGATGTTCGGCACCCGAATGGGCAACCTGTCCAAGGGGCGCGTGAAGGAATTTGAGGACGCCGTTAACGCGATCCCCGAAGGCCGCCGCCGGCAGGCTGTTACATCCATGGTCTACGACAAGATCATCAACCGGAAGAACATGGATGGGCGCCTCGACATTGCCGGCTTCAACCGCTGGTACAACGAGCTGAACAGCAACCCGCAGGCCAAGCGCGCGCTGTTCGGCCAGCTGGACCAGCAAACCCGTCGGGATGTGGACAACCTGGGCAAAGCCGTCAGTGCCATTAAGCGCGCCAATGAGGATATGGTGGCCACTGGCCGACTGATGGCAGCCGACCAAGGCTTCCAGCTCAGCGAGTCCATCGTGCGCAAGATCGCCGGGGCGCTGCCCATTGTGGGCGGCATCGTCGGCGGCCGCACCGGCGCGGCGGCCGGTGCTGCGTCGAGCGCGATGTCAGCAGGTGGTCGGCAGGCTGGGCGACTGAACAGCGCGGCGAGCGAGTTGCTTGCGGCGCCGGAGTTTCAGCGGCATGTCGCCAATATCGTATCTGACGCCGAGCGCGGCGTGGTCCGCCAGTCCGAAAGAGCGCTGCGAGACAGCATAGGGTGGCGGCGGTATTACGGTGCACTGCCCAAACGCGACCGCGACGCGATCACGGCGGCTGGCCTCACCGGCTGGCTAAATGATGCTGGCGAAAGCGCGGAGGGCGGCCAGGCCGGCCAGGAGCAGGCAGCAGGCGAATAGGAAAAGGGCTGCAGCGGTTCCGAAGAAGAACAGGAATGCGCTGAGTTTGCTGATAATCCGAAGCGAGAGCGGGTCAATCTCGGCCAGCTCCGGCCGGTTTTGGACGGCCCGGGCAATCACCATCGCGGCGAAAGCCGACATGGATACAGCCATGGCAATGCCGGTAAACATCAGCAGATAAACGGGCCAGTCAGTCATCGTCGGGTGGTCTCGCAAACCTTCGTATCGTAGGCGGGATTGTACTCGCAATTGAGGCCGCAGATGTAGGTGCCGGTTTTGGCCTGTCCGGTAGCGCGCAGGTAGCCGATCGCCGATGCCTGGCAATCCTCGAACGTCCGAAAGGATCCGCCGTCCACGGCTTGCTCCTGGCCGTTTTCGAGTTCATAGATGGTGGCATCCCACCGCTCGGATTCGCCGCATCCAACCAGCAGGGCGATGGAAAGCAAAGCGGGGCCGGCGCCCCGCATAGCCGTCAGTAACACCCGAACGAGTTGCACGACTGAGAGAAGCTGTTGCCCTGGCTGTCTGAGCCAGAGCGGTAGGTGCTGCCGTTGCCGAAGTCCTGAATGGTTTGGTTCCAGGAGTCCCCTGTAGAGCTGGTGCCATTCTGGTAGGTGGTGTTGCCGTAGGTGCTGGAGTTCTGAGACCAGGAGCTGCCGGTGTTGCTGTTGTAGCCGCTGGTTACCGTTTGATTGCCGAATTTCTGAACGGTGTAGCTGTTGCCGCTGTTGTCGTAGCAGCTCTTGAAGTTACCTGAGCCATAGCAGGCAGCTTGAGCCGATGAGCAGGCGAGCAGAAAGAAGGCAAAAGCGAAAATTCTCATTGTCGTTCCCCTTATTTGAGTTATCGGATTCCCTTTAGCGGTCAAATAGTAACCGAATCAGACCCGGGGCCGAAAGCCCACCGCACGACCACACGACCAGCACAGCCCGCCACCCGGCGGGCTTTTTCGATTCTGGAGACCTGAAAAATGCTCTCACGCATGGAAAACCCGATTAACGGGTACCTGCTCCGCGACAAGAAGGGGAATCTGCTTCCCGGCGGCCGCATGGAGTTCTTCGAGGACGACACCGACACCCCGGCCAACGTGTACGACGCCGGCACGGATCTGTCGGTTTCCCTCGGGAACACCCTCTACGCCGATGCCTACGGGCTGCTGCCGGACTTCGAGCTGACCCCGAACCAGGATTACAAAATCTTGGCCTATGACGCCGACGGGGCGTTCCAGTGGGAGCGCGGCGGGGTCGCGAACAACATCGTGAATCTGGAAAGCCGCATCGAGGATCTGGAGTCCGCGGTGAGCGCGCTGGGCACCGACGCCGGCCCCAAGAACCTGCTCACCAACGGCGGGTGCAAGGGCCGGCGCCATGCGTCCTCCGGCGTGGATTTCCCGGTGCGCGAAAGCTGGTCCCTGGGTGAGCTGGCGGGCGTGTTTGCTCAGGTGGGCTCGGCCACGGCAGGCACATTCCATCGCCACCTGGACGCCAATTTCGGCGACACCGGCGTCTGTGCCCGGCTGGACAACGTCACCACGGACAGTAGCGAATCCGAGGCGGAGATCATGTGGCGCATGCCATCCGGCGACGGCGCCAACATCAGCGGCGATGACGTGGTGTTCCAGGCGAAGGTGCGCCAGAACAGCGGCTCACCGATGAATGTCTTTCTGACGCTGTACAAGTGCCTCACGGCGGACGACTTCGACGGCGACCTGGTCACCATCGCGGCCAGCTCGCCGGTTTCCATCGCCAGCAACACGCTCACCCAGCTCAGCCTGCCCATCGAGAACCCCGGCGACCTGTCCACCGGCGTCGCCGTGGTGGTGACCTTCGACTGCGGCATCGTCGCCAACACGAACCTGGACGCCGGCGAAGCCCAGCTGGAGCGCGGCGGTGTCGGCACTCAATTCGAGAACCGGCCGGAGCTGATCGACCGGGCGGCCTGGTCCGAGGAAGACTTGGAGGGCGTGGGCGCGGTTGATTGGTTTGCGGCGACCTCCGCCGTTCCCGGCCGTGTGATCGCCAACGACGACGAATTGCTGCGGGCCGATTACCCGCGCCTCTGGTACTGGGCGCAGACCTACGGGACGGTCGTCACCGACGCGGAATATCTGGGCGACAGCGAAACCGACCGGCGAGGCTGTTTCAGCTCCGGTGACGGCTCCACCACCTTCCGGGTGCCGGACCTGATTACCCGCAAGGCCCACATCCGCGCACTGGATCCCGCCGACATCGAGCGCGACCCCGGCGCGTACCAGGCCGACCAGATGCCGGAACATACCCATGGCATGCCGGTGGGCGACAGCGTTGCCGAAGGCGCCGAGCTTAATAACAGGGCCGTTGGCAACGGCTACACGGATACGGTGAACACGAAAACGGCCGGAGCTGGAACCGAAACCCGCGTCGCCAACTACAACCTGCTCCCCTGCATCAAATACTGAGGTAAGTCATGCCTGCCATTCAGATTCCAGGAACGAACATCGTCTACGGCTGGGAAACCCGCGAGAAGGGCTGGGGCCGTGGCATGAACACCAACCTGCTGGTGATGGGGCAGGTGGCCCGTGGCTCGGTGATTTCCCGTTCCCAGTCCACCGCGCCCAGCAACCCGGAAGAGGGCGACAGCTACATCGTCCCCGTCGGCGCCACCGGCACTTGGGCCGGCAAGGACAACACCATCGCGGCCTATCACTCCGGCGCCTGGCTCTACATTGAGCCGTTTGGGTCGCCGGTGCTGGTGGTGGACGAGGATCTGCACATCTACTGGAATGGCGAGGGGTACGACGTTGTCGGCGGCACCGGTGATGTGAACGGGGCTGCGGCCAGCGTTGACGGTGAGCTGCCCGCCTTCAGCGGCACAAGCGGTAAGGCCCTCAAGCGCACCCCTCTGCGCCTGGATAGCGCCGGCAACCTCTGGGGCGCCGGCCTCAAGGTGGAGGAAGTAGCCACCACCACCTACAGCCTGACGGCCGCAGACAACGGCAAGGTGCTCTGGTTCACCAGCAATGACCCTGTGGCCGTCACCCTGCCGGACAACGCCACCACGGCGATTCCTGGCGGCTTCAACGTCATTCTGGCCCAGGGCGCAGCTGGAGTGGTGACCGCCGCCGGCGAGGGCGGCGATACAGTGGTGAATGCCGGCGACAGCACCGCCGCTCCTGGCAAGGCAATCAGCGTCATCAAGCCGACGGACATCATCTGGTGGACCAACGCAGAGGAGACGGCAGCATGATCCGCCCAGCGCAGCACGTCCTGCTCGGCCAGGGGAGGGCGGGGGAGCCGGAGCCGGCAGACCCGAATTTCGATGATGTCGTGCTTTTACTGCATATGGATGGAACAGATGGCAGCGATCAGTTCCCGGACAGTTCGCTTTACGGGAAGATTATAACCGCCAATGGATCAGCCCAGGTTGACACCGGGGAAAGTAAATTTGGGGGAGCTAGCTGTTTGTTTGATGGCGTGGGCAGCAGCTATCTCTTTACCGGCACCGACACCGATTTTAATTTTGGCGGCACTACCGATTTCACGATTGAGTTCTGGGCATGGTTAAACTCATCGACTGGCAGCACTGCCGCGTTTATTGCGTCGGGCGGGGGAACCTGGGGTCCTGGAGAATGCATCATTCGCTTAGATAGTGGCGGACTCTCAATTTTTGCTTATTCAGGATACAACAGAACCGCTGTTACCCTGGTGCCCATTGAGCAATGGGTTCATATGGCGATAGTGCGCGAGGGAACAAACCTCCGGTTCTACCAGGACGGCCAGGGCGTAGGGAATTGGGCGACCCAAACAGTGGACGAATTCAATTTTAACAACAGTGGCGATACGATTATTGGCGGTAGCCGGTTTGACGGTATCTCCATAAACGGCTGGCTTGATGATTTGCGTATTACCCGGGGCATAGCTCGATACTCGGGCGCGTTCGACGTGCCTACCGCACCATTCCCTAACTCCTAACCGCGATCCACGACTACACCACCGCCGGCACGGATCTCGTCGAGGGGGCGGTGCGCAGTGAAGTGGACACTGGGGCGGTAGTAGACGGACGAGGGATGCTCGAGATCGGCCCTCCTGGCGCATAGCACCAACACCCTCGCACCTTCACGAAAAAGCCCGCCGAGTAACGCTGACCTCTGGTCGCTGGCCTCCCTGCCGACGGCGGACAATGCCAGGGTAGGGTTGCTGGCGGCCGGCGTCTGTAGGCTGGTGGCGCCAGGTGGCGTACGCTCAGACCTCTTTCGGGCGTCCGTCATAGAGCACAACGAAGGCCCGCTGCTCGATCAGGGCACCCACCACGAACCCGGACATGATGTGCCGCTGGTCCGATTGATGGGCGCCAGCGTAGTTCCAGTCGGTGACGGCCAGAGCGACCGGGGTGACCCACAGGGGGAGCCAGGATTTGTGCAGCAGACCGCCGAACGGCACATACCGCAGACCGCCGCCTTTGCGCCGCACGCCGATCTGGGCACGGCTCCACGGGTGGACGACGAGGCAGCCGGCCCACTGTTGTTTGATGGTGAGGGTAATACTGGACATGCGGACAGTATAAAGACAGACGGGGCGACGCGAAACCCGAAGCCATTACGCCTGATTTACGCCCGATGTTCTGTAAGTGATTGAAAGTAAAGGCAGGAATGGTGCCGGAAAGAGGAATC